ACAGTAAATAAAGCAGGTAACTACACCAAGCCTACTATGCGTAAAAGACTATTTAATAAGATTAAAGCAGGAACTAAAGGCGGTAAAGCAGGTCAATGGTCTGCTAGGAAAGCTCAGATGCTTGCTAAAGAATATAAAGCTAAAGGTGGAGGCTATAAGTAATGGCACTTAAAAAGTCTCAGAAGTCTTTAAAGAAATGGACTAAACAGAAGTGGAGAACTCCAAGTGGTAAGAAGTCTTCAGAGACTGGAGAGGTCTACGCACCTGCAGCTACAATAAAGAAACTTAAATCAACTGCAAAAGGTAAAAGTAAACTAGCAGCAGCAAATAAAAAGAAACGAGCAGCAACTGCAAAAGGTAAACAACATGCAAAGCATGGACTACACAAGGGGAAGAAACGATGAGAGAAGAATATAAAAAGGGTGGGAAAGCTAAAGACTCACGTTTAAAACGAGCCGGAGTTAGTGGTTATAACAAACCTAAACGAACACCTAGTCATAAAACTAAATCACATATAGTTGTAGCTAAAGAAGGTTCAAAGATTAAAACCATAAGGTTTGGACAGAAAGGAGCTAGTACTGCAGGTAAACCTAAAGCAGGTGAGTCGGCTAGAATGAAAGCAAAGCGTAAGTCTTTTAAAGCTAGACATGGAAAGAATATTGCTAAAGGAAAAATGTCAGCAGCTTATTGGGCTGATAAAGTTAAGTGGTAGCATGGAAAGGAAAGGAGCACAGCTAGGCACACCTGAGAAACCAGTATTGATGTCTAGTAAAAAGAATAAAGGCAGAGTCGGTAAAGGTTCTAGGTTAAGACCTCTCTCTATATCTAAAGAAGAGTTTGATAACAACTGGGATAAGATATTTAATAAGTAATGGCATATTCACAGAAAGTTATTGATAGGTTTGAAAGTGTACTTAACGAACCTGAGAAACACGCAGTTGGTAGGTTTGATCCTACAGACCCTAATGTAGCTACAGGTATGACAGGTGCACCGGCTTGTGGTGATGTAATGCGACTACAACTTAAACTTAATGGAGATACAATAGAAGACGTTAAGTTTAAAACCTATGGTTGTGGTAGTGCTATAGCATCATCAACTTTGTTTGTTGATATGCTCAAGGGTAAAACAATACAAGAAGCAAAGCTTATTAAAGATAAAGATATTGCAGAAGCATTAGAGTTACCACCAATAAAGTTACATTGTTCTGTTCTTGCAGAAGATAGTATTGCAAAAGCAATAGAAGACTGGGAAACCAAAACAGAATACAGGAGACATAATCAATCATGAAAGAAGGATACATAAAAAGAAAAACTTCGACTATCCCTTTTGGATATGAAGTTGATAGTGAATTAGATGGTTATCTTAAACCTATCGATGAACAAATACATGCATTAGACGTAGTATCACAAATGGTAAGGAATGATGAAATTAGTTTAGCAGTAGCAGTAGATTGGTTAGAAGCAAGCACAAATCGTAAACTTTCTCGAATGGGCTTAAAGAAACACATAGATAAAAAGTATGACAGACAAAGACAAGAAGAATCCGACAGAAATAAATTCAATTCAATACTTGACAGATTCTGAAGGTAACCTTATACTTAAGAAAGACGGAACACCTCGCAAGAAGGGAGGAAGACCTAAAGGGTCTAAATCTAATTATGCATATTCTTCTGCAGTTCAGAAGAAACAAGCAGCTCGTAGATCATTAACTTCAAAGAGGAAAACAGTTGAAAAACTCGAAAAGAAATTACGTTCCAAGAAACAAACACTCAGACAACAGGAAACAACAATCCGAAAGTTTGAGAACGCATCGGACGAACGGACAGTATCAAAAGAGGGGAAGGTAGTAACTAAGAACGAAGTTACTCAACTTGCAGATTCAGTACAAGCTCATTTAAATGAGACTAATTCTTTTGTTGCGTTTATGCCNAATGAAGGACCACAGACAGACTTCTTAGCAGCAGACGAAAAAGATGTTCTTTATGGTGGTGCTGCAGGTGGTGGTAAAAGTTTTGCAATGTTGATAGACCCTTTAAGGAACTGTCACGTAAAAGGACATAGAGCTTTAATACTTAGAAGGTCTATGCCAGAGTTAAGAGAACTGATAGATAAGAGTAGAGAATTATATCCAAAAGCTTTTCCCGGTGCAAAGTTTAGAGAAGTAGAAAAGATTTGGAACTTTCCAAGTGGAGCTAAAATAGAATTTGGTTTCTTGGAAAAAGATGCAGACGTATATAGATATCAAGGTCAAGCATACAGTTGGATAGGTTTTGATGAGATTACTCATTTACCAACTGAGTTCGGGTGGAACTATTTAGCTTCACGTTTAAGAACAACAGACCCTAGTATTAAAACTTATTTACGTTGTACTGCAAATCCCGGTGGTGTCGGAGCACACTGGGTAAAGAAAAGATATTTACAATCAGACGAACCTAATAAATCATTTGTAGGTTCAGATGGTTTAACAAGAAAGTTTATTCCGGCTAAGTTAATGGATAATCCTTACTTAGCAAAAGATGGTGAGTATGAACGCATGCTCCTTTCACTACCTCCAATCCAAAGAAAACAACTATTAGAAGGTAACTGGGAAGTAAATGAAGGAGCAGCTTTTGTAGAGTTTGATCCATCGGTACATGTAGTAGCACCATTTGACATACCCTTACATTGGGAAAGAGTCAAGGGGATTGACTACGGGTATGCTTCGGAAAGCTGTTGTCTCTGGGCTGCTGTTGATCCACAAGATAAGACCCTTATTATATATAGAGAACTTTATCAAAAAGGTCTTACAGGTGAAGCACTTGGAGCACAGATTACCGAGCGAGAAAGAGAAGAGTATCGTTCTATTGCAGGAGTACTAGATACTGCTGCATGGGCTAGGACAGGTTACACAGGTCCTACCATTGGTGAAGTCTTGATTAAAGCAGGACACAAACTTAGACGAGCAGATAAAAATAGAATAGCAGGAAAAGTGCAAATACACGAATATTTAAAACAAGCTAATCCCGAAAGTAGACCACGCTTGCAAATATTTAATACTTGTCCTGACTTAATAAAAGAATTACAAAGTATACCTTTGTCTAAAACGAATCCTGAGGATGTAGATACACATGCACAGGATCACGCTTATGATGCATTAAGGTATTTAATAATGAGTAGACCTAGAATGTCAGACCCTATCTCAGATATGATGCGTTTAAAGCAACGTACATTTGAAGCTTCTGATTCTACTTTTGGATATTAATATGGAAGAAAATACATTTCTAAATGCTAATAACCTTTACGAAGACGTAGAGGGTGAAGATGGCAAAACTTTACAGCTTGAAGAAGATCAAAGTAGAAACCTTGTAGGAATTATTAAAAGTCGTTTTGCTGATGCCGAAAGAGCTAGGCAAGGTGATGAAGAACGATGGTTACAATCATATCAAAACTTTAGAGGTTTATACGGAAAGCGTGTTAGGTTTAGAGAATCTGAAAAGTCAAGAGTTTTTATTAAAGTTACAAAAACAAAAACAGTAGCTGCTTATGGTCAACTTATTGACGTACTGTTTGGAACAGGTCAGTTTCCAATTTCAGTAAAAGAAACAAGACTTCCTGAAGGTATAGCTAAAGAAGCTCATATAGAATTAAATCAATCTCCAGTTAATATTGAAGGACCACAACTTGAAAATGCTATTGATGTTTCTCAGGTAGAAGTAGCCTCTAATCCTTTTGATGTAGGGTTTGAAGGTGATGGTAATGTTTTAAAACCGGGAGCTACTTTAACTAGTGGAGATAGTTTTTTATCTTCCTTAGAAGATAATTATACAGGACAAGATGGAGAAATAGTTTTAACAGCAGGTCGTTCTCCCATGCCTGTACCTAGTATAAACCCTGCACAGATAGCTGCTAGGAATATGGAAAAACTAATCCATGATCAACTAGAAGAATCAAATGGTGTATCTGAATTACGTAATGCTTTATTTGAATCAGCTATGCTTGGTACTGGAATATTAAAAGGACCATTTAGTTACAATAAAACATTACATCGTTGGACTACAGGAGAAGAAGGTAGAAATTATACTCCAACACATGTACGAGTTCCTAGAGTAGAGTTTGTAAGTTGTTGGGATTTTTATCCTGACCCTAATGCTACTACAATGGAAGAGTGTGACTACATTGTTCATAGACATAAATTTAATAGAAGTCAAGTTCGTAATCTTAGACACATGCCTTACTTTGATAAGGATGCAATTAGAAACTGTTTACAAATGGGTCCTAATTATGAAGCTCGTGATTTTGAAGATCAAATAAATGCAGATGAAGATCGAAGTGAATCAGACTACTCAGACAGGTATGAAATATTAGAATACTGGGGAGTAATGGATGCAGACTATGCTCGTGAAGTTGGTATTGATTTACCTGACACAGTAGACGATTTAGATGAAGTACAAATTAATGCTTGGGTATGTGGACATACTTTGTTACGAGCTGTTGTAAATCCGTTTACACCTCCAACATTACCTTACCATGCATTCCCTTACGAAAAGAATCCATATAGTTTCTTTGGTATCGGAGTTCCTGAAAACATGTTGGACTCTCAACAAATAATGAATGGACATGCTAGGATGGCTATTGATAACTTAGCCCTATCAGGTTCATTAGTATTTGATGTAGATGAGTCTGCCTTAGTAGGTGGACAGTCTATGGATATATATCCCGGAAAAATATTTAGAAGACAAGCAGGGATGCCCGGACAGTCTATACATGGAATTAAGTTTCCAAATACAGCACAAGAAAATATGATGATGTTTGACAAGTTTAGACAACTTGCAGACGAACAAACTGGAATACCTAGTTACTCTCATGGGCAGACAGGAGTACAGAGCATGACTAGGACTGCATCAGGTATGTCAATGCTACTGGGTGCATCAAGTTTAAATATTAAAACAGTTATAAAAAACATTGACGATTTTTTGCTTAAACCTTTAGGAGAAGCTTTCTTCCATTGGAATATGCAATTTATAGAAGAAGATTTAGATATCGTTGGTGATCTAGAAATACAAGCAATGGGTACAGCAAGTCTCATGCAAAAAGAAGTTAGATCACAAAGACTTACTATGTTCTTGCAAACTGCACAGAATCCTGCAGTTGCACCATTTGTTAAGATGTCTAAGTTAATTAGTGAACTAGCTTTCAGTCTCGATCTAGACCCAGAAGAAATTCTAAACAGTCCGGAAGAAGCTGCAATAGCTGCCCAAATAATAGGAATGCAAAATGCTCAGCAAACAACAGGCGAAGAAACTCCTCCCACTGGTCAACAGCCCTCAGGCATGGGAAGCCCTACAGGACCACCTCAATCACCAGAAGAACTTGATCGTACAGGGTCTGGTGGTGGCAACATCGGAACAGGAATTGTTCCTCAACCGGGGGAAGTGGGCTTTAGTGGAAACATTGAGTAAACTTAAAGAAGAAGTAAAAGTAACACTAGATAGAAAGGAAGACTAATGGCAAACTTAAAAGGTAAACAAAAAAAACTAGATACTAATAAAGATGGCAAGATTAGTGGTGAAGACTTTGCTATACTAAGAGTAAAAAAAGTAGAAGGTGGAAATATGGATGATCAGATGAATGCACTTGCAATATCTGTATCCCCTGCTAAAGTTGAAGACCAACCTATGNCAATGGAACAAGAACAAGAAATGCTTCCTGATGAAGAAATGGAAGAAGATTACGTAGACTATGTTGTAGAAGAAACATTATCTACAGAAGATAAACAATATTTAAATGCAGCTCTTGAGAAAGACAACAGACTAAGCGAATTATTTGATCAAGTAGTCGAGAGTGCAACAGAATTTACTGGTTCTGGAACTGTAGAAGGTCCGGGAACTAGTAAGTCCGATTCGATACCTGCAAGGCTATCGGACGGAGAATTTGTTTTTACTACAAAAGCAACTGCAGAAATCGGAGAAGACAATTTAATGTCTATGATGAAAGAAGCAGAAGCTGCTGTAGATAGAAGACAAGATTTAGCAGATGGTGGAATGGTAGAAGAAGAACCTATTTATAAACCTCAACCTGAACCTCAACAGCAAGACATCAGAGTGACGAAAGAAACTGTTGGTGCTCAAGCAGGTATGAGAGAGGAAGAGGATTTAGTTAGGAATGAACTTAAAAAGTCTATGCTTTCTACTCGACCATACGTCAGAAGCTAATAACCGGTAGGCTACTTACGTCAGTAACCCCTACCAATTTATAACCTTTAGCTACCTTGTAAGACAAGCCCCTAATAAAAAAGACGTTTTTAGAATAGGCTACCTTGGAAATAGCACAAGCCCTTAAGGAGAACCAAAATGACAGAAGTTGAACAAATACAGGAGGAATCCGTAGAAGCAACACCAAATCCGTATAACCAGAAAAAAACATGGCACACAGATAATGTAATGCCTAAACATGGAGATACGGCAGAAGGATTGTTTTTTGAACGTCCAGAAGTAAGTTCGGAAGAAGAAGTAGAACCTGTGAATGCAGAGCCTGCTCCAACTAAACAACAAACTCACAAACGTCCAGATTACAAAAAAAGATATGATGACTTAAAAAAGCATTATGATAATAGTTTAAATAATTTTAGAACTAGAGAACAAGAGTTACTACAAAGAGTTACGGAAACGCAACCTGAGTATGAAGCTCCTAAAACTCCAGAAGAACTAGAACAATTTAAAGCTCAATATCCTGATGTTTACGAAGTAGTTGAATCTGTAGCCCATTTGCAAAGCGAAGAGAAACTTGCAACCCTGCAAGATAGATTAGATGCAATGCAGAATCGTGAATCAGAAATATTAAAAAGAGAAGCAGAGAAAGATTTGTTGACTAAACATCCTGACTTTGATGAACTTAGAGGTAGTAATGAATTTCATGATTGGGCAGAGAATCAACCAGAAGAGATCAAAGATTGGATTTATAATAATCCAAACAATGCAACTCTTGCTAGTAAAGCCATTGATCTTTTTAAAGCTGAAAATGGATTAAACCTTGAGAAATCAACTCCTACCAAATCTAGAACAGATGCAGCAGATTTAGTATCTACTAAGACTACAAAACCTGCAGATGTAACTGAACCTAAGATTTGGACACAACAGGAAATTGCTGCCTTATCTATGGACGAGTATGATAGACTGGAAACAGAAATCGACAAAGCTTTAGAAGAAGGTAGAATTATATAATAACAAAGTTAATAATATTCAAGGAGAATAATTATGGCATATAATCAATCTGACGCTCTATTTGAGCAATCAACTGATACAAATGGTAACTTTGGTAATTCCGTAAGTGGTCAGACTAACTCCTTTTTCTTACCGAAAGTCTATTCTAAAAAGGTTTTAAACTTTTTCAGAAAAGCTTCGGTAGCAGAAGCAATCACTAACACTGATTACTCAGGAGAAATATCTGCTTTCGGAGATACTGTAAGAATCATTAAAGAACCGGAAATCACTGTCTATCAATATGAAAGAGGTGCTAACGTAACTAAAACAGCATTAACTGACCAAGAACTAACTATGGTCGTTGATATAGCTAACGCTTTTAAATTCATCGTTGATGATATTGAAACTTCAATGTCTCACGTGAACTTCAAAGAAGTAGCTAGTTCATCTGCTGCATACGCATTGAAAGATGCATTTGATGCAGGTGTTATTGCTGAAATGTTTGCCGGCATATCCACTTCGTCACCTGATCACCTGATCGGTTCTGACAGTGCGACTGCTGATGCAACACTAGCTCACGCTACTAATTCTGTAGACCTTTTAGGTTCTGACGGAACTGGTGTCGATGCTCTAGACCTTATGGCTAGACTAGCTAGAAAACTGGATGATCAAAACATCCCTGAAGAAGGAAGATGGTTCTTAGCACCACCTTCATTCTATGAGGAACTTGCTCAATCAGATTCTAAGTTACTATCCGTTGACTTCAACGCAGGTCAAGGATCATTGAGAAATGGTTTAGTATCAAGTGGTAAATTACGTGGATTTGATATGTACAAGTCTAACAATGTCGCAGCAACATCAAATGCTACAGGCAAAGTTATGGCAGGTCACATCTCATCTACAGCAACTGCCCAAGCTATAACATCAACAGAAGTCATTCGTGACCCTGATTCATTTGGTGATATAGTAAGAGGTCTT